AAGATGTTCCTAGAGGATCACCGGTAAGAGCATCTCCTTTTAGACAACCTCCTCCTGAAGATGCTCCTAGAGGATCACCGGTAAGAGATGTTCCTAGAGGATCTCCGGTAAGAGCATCTCCTTTTAGACAAGCTCCTCCTGAAGATGTTCCTAGAGGATCACCGGTAAGAGATGTTCCTAGAGGATCTCCGGTAAGAGCTTCTCCTTTTAGACAAACTCCTGAAGATGTTCCTAGAGGATCACCGGTAAGAGATGTTCCTAGAGGATCTCCGGTAAGAGCATCTCCTTTTAGACAAGCTCCTCCTGAAGATGCTCCTAGAGGATCACCGGTAAGAGCATCTCCTTTTAGACAAGCTCCTCCTGAAGATGTTCCTAGAGGATCACCGGTAAGAGATGTTCCTAGAGGATCTCCGGTAAGAGCTTTTCCTTTTAGACAAACTCCTGAAGATGTTCCTAGAGGATCTCCGGTAAGAGCTTCTCCTTTTAGACAAACTCCTGAAGATGTTCCTAGAGGATCTCCGGTAAGAGCTTCTTCTGATAGACAAACTCCTCTACCTGGTATATTAAGTGAAACACCTAATAGAGACCCTCCTATAACACCTGACACTATCCCGAGTAGTCCTGTATTTAAAATTCCTGAGCCTAGACCACCTAGACAACCTCCTCAAGTACCTTCAGTAAAAGCTTCTCCTCTTAGACAACGTACAGCTTCAGCTAGTGGTTTTGAAACTCCCGATAAAGTACCTTCAGTAAAAGCTTCTTCTAGACAGAGTACAGCTTCAGCCAGCGATTTTCAAACTCCCGATAAAGTACCTTCAGTAAAAGCTTCTTCTAGACAACGTACCGCTTCAGCCAGCGATTTTCAAACTCCCGATAAAGTACCTTCAGTAAAAGCTTCTTCTAGACAGAGTACCGCTTCAGCCAGCGATTTTCAAACTCCCGATAAAGTACCTTCAGTAAAAGCTTCTCCTCCTAGACAAAGTACCGCTTCAGGCAGCGATTTTCAAACTCCTGATAAAGTACCTTCAGTAAAAGCTTCTTCTAGACAAAGTACCGCTTCAGGCAGCGATTTTCAAACTCCTGATAGAGTACCTCCTCCATTTATGAGACCCAGTACACCTGATGAGCCTTTTCCTAATACACCACTGCTTTCTGAAGAAGACAGTGACAGTGATGTTGATACCGATGAAGATGTAGAAAGACGTCTATCAAGACTTACATCTCAAAATCCAGTACCTATTACAAAATTTACTGAACTACAAGATTCTGTACTAAAATGTTTAATGGATATTTAATAAAACTTTTGTTTTAATACCTAATGGTATTAAAATTAAGTTTGTTCAAGCAACCACTTTACATAATTCTCAAGATTATAAAAATCTAAATATTCGCATAAAGGATATCCTCCATTATCTACATATTCTAAAATGTTCTGTTTGATAAGATTTGTAGTGTCAACTATATATTGTTCAGGATCATCTTCTGGAGAATCATCAGAATCATTTTCATTTTCTTCGATGTAGAATAACTGTATATCCGTCAGTGTTGACTCTTTCTTTACTTTCTTCTCTATTCGAATTGTTTTCCCCATCTTTTGTATAAGGATCTAAATTCTTAGATTCGAATTGAATATACTTGCTAGAACAATAGTATATCAGACGAGATAGATTGTGAAAAATATTATCATTAGAATACCACTTAATTTTATTACGAGGATAATTTTCTTTGATAATATCAATAATAATATTATATATATGTATTAATTGTGGAAGATAGGCATAGTGCCACTCACTACGATCACAATTTCTTGGGGTTTGGTGAGGAATATAGTTTGGCTTTTCGCAAATTCTGGATGATTGATTCCAAAATTGCCTAATTCTAGGAATGGGTTCATAAATTCTAGTTGATTCATCATCGGTATAGTTTGTAACATGCTTCTTGAAAATAAGTCGTTTAGGTTCCATTCTTTAACAAAAGGTGTTAAATCTTTATCTAACGTGATCGTTTTTTTAAACCTGTTTCAACTGGATCAGAAATTACCAATTCTTTTAGTTCCTCTTCTAGTTCTGCATCTAAGTCAGTATCTTCTTCGTCCTCTTCTTCGTGTTCTTCTTCGTATTTTGGAGGAAATCTTAATTTACGCGGTTGCTCTTCTTCCTTAAAAGTAAGTTTTGGTTCTGGTTTAGTTAAAACTGGTTTTGTAAGAATTGATTTTGGCTTTATTTCTTTCTTATGTTTTATTTGAACTTGTTGAGGAAGAGGAGGAGGAGGATGAGATAATTGATAGTAATCTGATTGCCGTTGTTTCTCTTTAAATTCTGATTGATGTTGTTTGATAGACTCCGATAATTTTTTAATTATTTCAGCGTGTTTTTGAAGAAGATCTTCTTGTTCTTCAATCCTTTGAGATAAATCTTGAATGTGACCCATTAATTTCTTGTTCTTTTGATTAAAATAAAAAGTAAGACCGATAACAACAACAATCTCAGATGCAATGTGAATCATCTGTTTATTTTCCATCAATTTTGCCATTTATTAAGATTCTGATCACCGTTTTAAGCTAGCTTTTATAAAATGTATATGATAAACACTCACCTGTTTTTGTCGATTTTACTTATTTTAATATACACCATAAAAATCTGAATTGTCATAATTATCTTGAACGTATTTTACACCGTATAATGAACATTTGTGGATTGTATCACTATCATAATCTAAGTTAAAACATTTGTGTGTAACACATTTAATAGCATTTTCTAGAGAACCGTGACTAGATGATTTATCTTGTTCTATACATTCTTGACCATATCTTTCAGCACGTACTTGTGTATGACCATGATGCCTATGATCAGGTTGCCTATGATCAGGTTGCCTATGATCAGGTTGACTATGATCAGGTTGTCTATGATCAGGTTGTCTATGATCAGGTTGTCTATGATCAGGTTGTGAATTACAATGTTTTTCAGCCCAATTTGTTGCGTCACGATAACATTTTGTCATTTTGTCAGAATTATCGTAATTAACACATTTACGACCTTTTCGAACACATTCAATAATATCTTTTTCACATTCACCATTCTTCGATTTATGTTGTTGTATGCATTGTTCCGCATATCTTTCACCATCACGTCTATGAATAATACTCATTTATCTTATATAAAGAAATTATAATTTTATACACAAATGAAAGAATCAATTACAAAAAATAAAATTGGTTAAAAGAAGCTTTTCTTAAGAATATTAATAACAATGGAAATACATCGATTTTTTCCTTATAGTTGGCATGTGGACGAAGAAGAAGAAGAAATCACTTCTATACGAATATACGGAATTGACGAAAAAGATGCGAACGTTTGTGTTAGAGTTGATAATTTTACACCTTATGTTTACATAGAGCTTCCTAATCAAATAAATTGGACAGCTGGAAATGCACAGCTCGTTGGAAACAAAATAGACGAGCTTTTAGGAAATCAAAAACCTCTTAAAAAAGTTCTAATGATGAAGAAACGACTATACGGAGCTCATATTGATTCTAAAGGGAATGAAAAACTTTTTCCTTTTCTCTTTTGCTCTTTTTCAGCTAGAAAAGACATCAAAGCGCTTGGATATAAATTGAGAAGTTCTATGCATGTTGTTGGTGTTGGCGCGATAAAACTTAAAATGCATGAATCGGATGCAGATCCTATTTTACAACTTACATGTTGTAGGCAAATTCCAACTGCCGGATGGATTGAGTTTCACGGCAAGCGTCAAGAAGATGATAAGTTGACTTTGTGTGATCACGAATTTAAAGTAAAATGGAAAAACATATCACCGTTTAAAAGTGATTTAGTACCACGTCCAAAAATTATGGGGTTCGATATTGAAGTTAATTCTTCAAATCCTTCTGCTATGCCAAATCCACATAAACCCGGTGATAAAATATTTCAAATTTCTTGTGTGATTTCTAGGCATGGAGAAGGACAAGAAAATTATGAAAAATATTTGCTTACTTTGGGTCAACCTGATCAAGAAGTTGTTGGAGAAGATGTTTTAATATATATGTATGACACAGAAGCTGATCTTTTAACAGGATTTACTAAGTTTATTAGAGATGAGAATCCAAATCTTATTGTTGGGTATAATATTCTTGGATTTGATATTCCTTATATGATTGATCGTGCTAAATTTCATATGTGTATTTTTAATTTTGACAAGCAAGGATTTCATAAATACGCTCATGCTCGCGAAAAAACAATCAAATGGTCATCTTCCGCATACAAGAATCAAGAATTTCAGTTTCTTGATGCGGAAGGTCGTGTATATGTTGATCTCTTACCTCTCGTGAAGCGCGACTTTAAATTTAGCAACTACAAGCTCAAAACAATTGCTGAACATTTTATTGGCGAAACAAAAGATCCACTCAGCGTAAAAGGAATATTCAAATGTTATAGGATTGGTGTTACAAAGAATAAGAATGGTGAATATAGTAAAATGGCGCAAAAAGCTATGGGCTTGGTAGGACGCTACTGCTATGGCGAAGGAACTCAAATCAGTTTAGTTCATGGTACTATTTCAATTGAACAAATGGTAAATGGAAATAACACACTTCTTTCTTGGAATGAAAAAACAGATAATATTGGAATTTCAGAACAACTTAAATTTTTTAATAATGGTGTTCAAGAATGTATTGAATTAGAACTTGAAGATGGTAGAAAAATAACATGTACACCAGATCATTTAATAGCTAATGAAAAAGGAGAATGGATCAAATCGGAAGATTCTCTTGGTATAAGAATTAAAGTTGGTCCTATTTTACCTAAGATTAGTATTGATACGAAAGATATGATTATGTGCAGAATATTAGGATATTTATGGACTACAGATACCAATATGTGTATTGAAAAAAACGAATGCATGGTATTTGTTGATAGTTTAATGGATGCGAGTATTTTAGAAAAAGATATAGAAGCACTATGTGGTGTGTTACCAATTATTGAAAAAGATAGACATTGTTATATAGTTACTATTCCTTTATTATTAGCAGATAAGATTAGAAAAACAAATTGTATAGAATGTGGTCTTCCTGACATGAAATTATGGAATCAAAATTCAATTAAAGAATTTTTAGGAGGATTATTTGGAGGAAGTGGTTCGTATCCATCCCTAATAAAAGAAAAATTTACAGAAATAGGACTAGAAAACTATGGAAGTTCTGAAAAAAATATTGTAAATTATATGAATATTATTGTTGATTGTTTAAAAAAATTTAATATATCATCTTATTATAGAGTTAATCAAAAAAATACATCGGATTATAGAGTTAATCAAACAAATACAGATGATCAATCAGTATTTATTGGAACTTTAACTATATCAAAAGAAAGTTTTGAAGCATTTGTAACAACTATAGGATATAGATATTTGTATTATAAAACGTTAAAAGCATCTGTCGCGGTTATGTATTATAGGATTGCAAATACTTATTCTGAAGATGAAATTCCTACTGCTAGTAAATTTATAGAAATGATTGGTGCTAATTCTATATATCAAAAAAGAAATTATGATAAAGACCCTGTATTTTCATTGAATGTTATTGGAATTAAAAAAGTAGGTAAAAAACAAGTGTATGATATAGAAGTTAAGGACACACATTCATATATGGCAGAAGGTTTAGTAGTACATAACTGTGTTCAAGATAGCGCGTTAACTGTGATGCTTATGGACAAGCTACAAACTTGGACAGGCCTTACAGAAATGGCAAAGACTTGCTGTGTTCCAATTTTTACGTTGTATACGCAAGGTCAACAAATCAAAGTGTATAGTCAACTATATAAGTATTGTATGTACGAAAATATTGTTGTTGAAAAAGATGGATATCAAGTTTCTGAAAACGAAAGATATGTAGGTGCTCATGTATTTCCTCCAGTACCAGGACAGTATAACCAAGTAGTTCCATTTGATTTTGCATCTCTATATCCAACAACAATTATTGCGTATAATATTGATTATCACACTTGGGTATCAGATGATTCTGACATTCCAGACGAAAAATGTCACGTAATGGAATGGGGTGATCATATTGGATGCGAACACGATCCTAAAGTAATTAGAAAGATGCAATTGACAAAGGTTATTGATGCGGAACATGAAAAAATTAAAAAGATTAGAGACAAAAAGAACAAGACAGTTGACAAATTGAGGAAAAAAGAATTAGGAGATGAGGTGCAAAAGCTTGTAGATGAGCTAAAACCATACGTTAAGGAGCGATCAGATCTTAATAAAAGTAAACCAAAAATTCCTATGTGCGCAAAACGCTATTATCGGTTCTTGAAAGAGCCACGTGGAGTATTACCTACAATTATTCAAAATCTTTTAGACGCTCGCGCGCACACTCGTAATGTTGACATGGTTAATACAAAGAAAAAAATTAGTCAATTAGAAACAAATGGTGAAAATAATACTAAAGAAATTGAGTCTCTGAATAGTTTATTAGGTGTTCTTGACAAACGCCAGCTAGCATATAAAGTTTCTGCAAATAGCATGTATGGTGCTATGGGTGTTAGACGTGGGTACTTACCGTTTATGCCTGGAGCAATGTGTACAACATATATGGGTAGAAAAAACATAGAAATTACAGCAGATACTATTGTTACAAAATTTGACGGTCAATTAGTATATGGAGACACCGATTCAAATTATATCAATTTTCCGTTGATGGAAGGGAAATCTGATGAAGAATTATGGGATTATTCAGAGTTTGTTGCAGATGAGCTCACAAAGTTGTTCCCGCCACCTATCAAGCTAGAATTTGAAGGCTGTATTTATAATTTCTTCTTTATACTTAGTAAAAAGCGGTATATGTACAGAAAGATTGAGAAAAAACGCGGTCAGTTAATATTTAGTGATACTATTGGTAAAAAAGGTGTTTTACTTGCGCGACGTGACAACAGTAATTTTATCAGAGTAATCTATGAAGGAGTTATAAATCACATTGCTGATAAAACACCAAAAGATGAAGTTTTGTATTGGGTGCTTGAAAAAATTAATAAAATGTTCTCTGGATGTAATTCTTATACAGATTTTGTTGTTACCAAAGCTGTAGGAAATTCAGGTGATCTTCAAGCAGAAACATTTACAAATGAAAAAGGTGTTAAAAAGGCCAAGGTAGGTGATTACACAGTTCCTATACTCTCTTCAAATCTTTCTGAAAGAGAAGAACAATTAAAGAACAAAGGAGCTGCAAATGAAGAAGAGTATTATCTCCTTTGTTTACCAGCACAAGTACAATTAGCTGAAAGAATGAAGAGACGAGGTCAAAGAGTAGATGCTGGTACTCGTTTAGAGTATTTGATAACTGGACCTGATAAACATACAGCCAAACAATATGAGAAGGTTGAATGTGCAGAATATTATTCTAAACACAAAAATGCTATAAAAATTGATTACTTTTATTATTTGAAAGCTCTTGTCAATCCGTTGGATCAAGTATTATCTGTTGCATTTCCAGGGGTTGTTGAATTCGTGTTGGAACAATATAAGTTCAGATATAAGGTTAGACGTAATTTGTTGAATGAACTGACTGAACTATTCAGTCCAAAACTAAAGTTTATAGATTAAAATAATTGTTTCTTAATTTTACTTATAATAATAAGTAAAATTTAAAGTACACCTAATCATCCTATTCTCATTCTTCATCGGAGTCGCTATCTTCAAAAAGACCACGAATTTTTCTCTGCCGGATAGGCAATGTGTCATCAGCCGAATAAATCCATGTATTTTGAGTTTCTGTATCCAAAGCTTTCCACATTCGAGAAAGATGATCTTTAACATCTTCATCGGTCACTCTCATTTCTGGGTTTGTGATCTTTGTTTTT